TGGATTCCGATATCGTTTAAATCCTTATCAGACAAAGCCATCAATTCGTTGTATGTTTGGCGCTGTAGTTTGTTTAGTTTACGTGCTTGTTTTAATGATTTAAAGAACTCAATTAACAGTTCAGCTGTTTTCGTTAAGTAGCTGTGCGCTACCAGTACTGCTTGTGTCATGTTCGACCTCGTTAAATTTTCCAATTGTAATTTTACGAGGACGCATTTCTTCAGGAACGACGTACTTCAATTCTATTGCAAGAATACCGTCCTGAATATCTGCTCCGTGTACGTGTACGTGCTCTGACAGCCGGAACGTGCGCTTAAACTTTTTCGTGCTAATACCACGATGTATAAACTCACGACCTCTTGATTCGTGTTCTCCTGTTACTGTTAAAGTTCTATCTTTAACTTCAACTGTTAGTTCATCTTTGGAAAACCCTGCAACAGCAAGCTCGATTAAATAATCGTTTTCATCTGTTTTAATAATATTATGTGGGGGATAATGATCTTTTGAATGTTTAGCTGTGTATTCTAACTCATTAAATAGATGATCAAAACCAACAAAAGATGAACGTGGAAAAAGTGTTTGTATGCCTGTCATTGTTTTCTCCTTTTTGTCAAGCAAGAATTAATAGTGGACCCATTTCTGGCATCCACTATTATTTATAAAAATAAGCTATTACTTTAATGAATAGCTGATATTCTATTTTCTTCCAATATTATATTTTGGACATAGCTCCCATTCTTGTTTATCTTTAAATGGGATAATTTTAATTTGTCTTAATGGGGATAAAGGCTGCGCTTTACTTTCTTCTTGAATTGTTACTAAGCCCCAGTCTGACATAAGAGTAGCGATCGTATTTCTTCTAGCAATATCGCCTTCTTCTAAATTAGATTTTTTACCATCTAATAAAAATAGTTCTTTAAAATGAACTATAAAGTATCTGCCTTGTTTATGTAATATATGACAAGACTGAAATAGTTTTTTTTCTTTTCGAGATGCAACCCCTATACGGGTGAGTGTTTCTCTGACCTTTAAAAAATCATCAGGTTCATTTAGAGAAACTTCCAGCATAGTTTCTGGAGTCCATTTCACTAATTCATTATTGACTTCATTCATATCTTCAACTCACGTAAATTATTATTATAGTTATATCATGATATTTCTATTTATAATAACTTATATTTACGGTTTTTTGCCACCTTTACTCATCTTCTTACTAATATAATCCATTTGTTCTTTTGTAAGTAAAGGAAGCACTTGATATGCTTTTTCTTTAGAATATCCGTAATATTCTTTTATTAAGTCAACATCTAAGTTTTTATCCTCTTTGGTCCATTTAGAAAATCTTTTACGTTTTCTAATGAGAGTTCTAAGGAAGTCATATTGCATTTTTGAATCTATATGAGCATTCATATTCATTTCATTGGCATATATAACAGTATCATTAAAATAAGATAATCCACGATTAACCATGAATGAATTATATGCTTTTTCATCCAAATTATCTTTCATTATATTTTCTTTAGAATAATTAATACTATTTAAATAATCAAAGTGATTCACGAAATAGCCCTCACTAAAGCTTGTATTCTCATAACATCTATAGCAATATCATGAATAGGATTATGATGAATAAAATCTTCACATCCCTCAGGTATAAAATTATTTCTTAATCCGCTGCCCCAAGATAGACCTTCTATAATTGATCTGGTATCTCTTAATTGCCAAAATCTATATGGTTGTGGTTTATGTAATTGGTCCATAATATTTTCAAATATAATAGGATCAAAATTATTACCTCTTGTATATACTTTATCAGTATTATTGTCGGATACTGATATAAAAAAGTCATAAAGTTCATTAATTGATTTATCTCTGTCTGATGGAATTATCTGTTTCTTTGCTTCAGTTCCTTGTTCATTCCACCATTCCAAAGTTTTTTTATCTATTACCCTATTATAGTTTTTAACTTGGTCTTGAACATCAAACTTTAAAAGTTTTGCAGAATTAACTAATTCAGAAAAAGTATAACCAGTATTAATTGTAAAATTATCTTCTGAAAATTTAAGAATTGCTAAAGAAACAACTACACCATTATATCTATCTGTAGATAATGTTTCAAAGTCAAATATTAAAGAATTAGTCATTTATAGTCTCATCTATTTGTTTTTGAAATATACGTTGAGGTAGGGCACAAATCCAATAATATGGTACCCAGAATAATATGTTATATAAAATAATTTCAGTCATTCTTTGCTATCCACAATCTATCTAAAAAATAAAACCATACTGCATTTGCAAGAGGTTCTACTACAGCGTCTGTAGCTGCTATCCAAAGAGGTACATCTGATATAAGCATAAGACAGGTTATTGCAATAAAAAAATGCCCAATAGTATAAACTAAAGTTCTGAGTAAACTGCCTTTAAGAGATTGATATGATGATGTAAACTCACTCATTATTATAACCTATATTTAAAGAAAAGTAAATACTAAGCATACACTTTATTAAATTGATTTGTACATCTTACAAAGGTAGTACACTTACTTAGCTGTTTTAATTTTCTTGCTCCTACATATGTACATGTAGATCGAATACCACCCAATATATCTTGAGTGGTGTTTTTAACTGATCCACGATATGGAATTAAAACTTCTCTTCCTTCAGATGATCGATATTCCTTTAAACCACCAAAATGTTTATCATTTGCAGCTTTACTACTCATACCATAAAATTGAACAAATTTCTTTTCTTTAATAACTTCTTCAAACCAATTTTTTTCAGGAATTTCTCCATTCATTCCATCATCACGTTCTGGTCTTAGTTCGTTGCTTTGATAGTACTTAGTAATTATTTCACCGCCGCCTTCATCGTGTCCTGCAAGCATACCGCCTAGCATTACAAAGTCGGCACCAGCAGCAAAGGCTTTAGCAACATCACCAGGACAAGTACAACCACCATCAGCAATGATATGGCCACCCAATCCATGTGCTGCGTCTGCACATTCGATAACCGCACTAAGTTGCGGATATCCCACTCCAGTCTGTATCCTAGTAGTGCATACGCTACCAGGACCAATACCAACTTTAACAATATCAGCGCCATTTAAGATTAACTCCTGTGTTTGATCTGCAGTAACTACATTACCTGCAATAATTACAAGAAAAGGATAATGTTCTCTAAGAAACTTAATAAACTGCACAAAACGCTCACTATATCCGTTTGCCACATCCACACAAAGATATTTCAGATTTCTTTGAGTTTTGTTATAAACTTGAGCAAGCTTTTCTTTGTCAGCTTTTGTAATGCCAATACTCATGGCAACAAATTCTGTTCGTAAGTCAACTCTTGGATTAAAAAAATCTATAAGTTCTTCGGCGCTATATGTCTTAACAAGACAAGTAAACATATTATAATGCTCACTTAATTCATCAGCCATTTCCATAGTACCAACACCGTCCATATTAGCTGCCATGATAGGAACACCATCATAATCATATGAACTTTCTCTAGCCCCACCCAAATTAGCAAAAGTAAACTTTCTATTTAAATCTACTTCTTTACGTGATCCGAGTGTGCTTCTTTTAGGTCTAATTAAAACATCACTATAATCAAGTTTTAATTCATTATCCAAAATCATTCTATGTAAACTCCACGTTAGCCATTATTTCAGTCATACAGGCTACTACGTTTAATTCGTGATCTGCAACAAAAGCATTTTTATATTGATAATCAGCTAAGATAAGAACAAGTGCTGGTATAGATTGTGGCTTTATATGATCTGTCATTCTATCATATATACCACGGAAGATTGATGATGCATCTGTATCAATATTATTTACAACCCATGATCGCATTTTCTTAAAGTCTTTATTCTTAAGAAAATCCATAAGACTCTTATAAGATTGATCGCCAATATTGATAAGAATACCAGAATCAATTTTTCCACCAATGGAATATCTTTGGACTTCATTTAGAATACGTCTCCAATCTGGACCATATTTCATAATGAGCTCAGCTAAAATTTTATTTTCAAATTCTACATTTTCTTTCTTTAAAATGGTTTGAAGTCGAGATAGCATTTGAGCAGCCAAAGGGGCCATATCTTTTTTAGATGTATTAAACTCATAAACAGAACATCTCGAATGAAGTGGTTCAATAATTCTATTCTTAAAATTACAAGTAAGAATAAATCTACAATTATTTGAAAATTCTTCTATGAATCCCCGCAAAGCAGGTTGGGTGCTCTGGGGGTTCAAATAATCAGCCTCATCGAGAATGACTACTTTATACCCGCCTTGCAGGGAAACAGAAGAAGCAAATTGTTTTATCTTAGTTCTAAGAGTATCAATATTGCCTTCTTCTGAACCGTTAACTAAAATGTAATCAAGTTCTAATTCATTACATAATGCTTTAGCTACAGTTGTTTTACCAAGACCGGCAGTCCCAGAAAAAAGCATATTAGGCAATTCACCGGACTTGATAATATTTTGAAAAATAGTTTTTAGATTAGGTGTTAGGATAGTATCTTCAATAGTTGCTGGGCGATATTTTTCTACCCACAAAAAATCACTGTTCATAATATAATAATATCCTTAAATATTAATCTTCGGCTTGTTCTTGTTTCCAATTTTCTACAACTTGCACACCTTGTGTACACTGGTCACGTAGGTTACCAATAGTAGACAATTCTTCTCCACGAAAACCGCCACGTTGTGTAATAGTATCAATAATAGCAATTGAACTACGGGCAATTTGATTCAAAAGTTCCATTGCTCGTTTTTGATCTTCTTTATCAGACATTTATTATTCTCCGTATGTTGATGTCTTTTCAAGGGCAATCCAGTACATAAGATCACCAGTACTTTTAGTAAATTTAGAAATTAGTTTTGAAGAAATTTCTACTTCATAATCTCCTTGATCAATTTTTAAATTAGAAATATTAAAAATAAAATTGTATTTATCAGTGTTAGAACTACCTTCCACATCAATAGAAAAACTATTTGCAGTAGCATTTTCACCTGATGTAACAACTAAACTTACACTTGATCCACTAGGTCTCACATGTAATTCACCATGACCAAGAGCAGATGCTGCTCTTTTTACTTTATTTAAAGTATCTCCGTCAAGAGTAAACCTTATATCTGTATCTGGCATTTTTACTTCTTTTGAAGGAGAAGTTAATATTTCAGTATCAGAATAAAAATATTTTATCTTTGATCTTCCAGTAGAATCTCCAATAATAACATAATCTTGTTCAAAATTAAGCCGTGGCGAATCTACCAAACCAAGGACACCCAAAAATTCATTTAGATCATAAATACCAAATGTTCTTGGAAAGGTTTCCTTAATTTCAGCCTTAGAAAGAATATTTTTTGCTTCAGAGATAGTTTGAAGTGTATTGCCTTCATTAATAACTAAATTTGAATTTATTGAAGCATAATTCTTTAACACCGAAAGTGTTGATTCACTAAGTTCCATTATAATTTTTCTCCATTTCATAAAACATAGCTAATTATATCATATTTTTCTAATATAGTAAACAATTATTTTCCATATCTATCAATTAATTTTTCTAACATATTAGGTATATCATTATTA